AAGTTATACATACGCTGTGGGTCTTTAGCCATGCGAGTAAGGCCAAACTTCTTCTTCTTACTGTCCACAATAAGCTGTTGACCATAAACAGGCACTACTGGAATATGTTTTCCAGGCCAATCACGCTGTTCAAGGATTTGCATTCCTGTTAATTTGCACCATTTAATCTGTTTCTTAATGGTTTCACGTTTAGAAACAACATAAACACCAGCTTCTAACATCATGCTTTCACTAGGCTTTTCATCTTCATAGCAAGTAGTTCCATCAGATAAAAGCAGCAACTTCATGCGTTTCATCTCTGTATAGAAATACTCAGCAACACGAATATCTTCTCTTGTAATCCATTCTGATTGGCTATCGCCTGTGCCACGAGGGGTAAATCCACCGCCATCGTCTGCGCCTGGGTACATTTTACGGAATGATTCTTTGCTAATAACTTCGGTAATTAAGCACTTTTCCGCATCTGAGCCATCAGGTTCATTGCTATTAGGGTCAAAATAGACCATAAATGGGTTTTCAATGCGCTTAATGTAGATTTCTTGGTCAAAGCTCTCAGGAGTTGGATAGTCGTGAGTAATGCGCCAATAGCCCCAACCCATACGAACCGCAAAGTCAAACGCATTGTCATAGGCTGAGTCTGCATCGGATTGGTTTTCAATATGACGGCAGATACCAGTAATGATTTCAGCGACTTTCTCGTCTGATTGGTCATTCATGCCATGCGCTTTCATGCGAGGCCGTTGCTGTCTTTGCTGATTGGTAATCTGACGGCAATACGCATCAATCTTGTTGATTGTCAAATAAGGTCGTGATTCCAATAAACGGCTATTCTGAATCTCTACAGGCCATTGGTCGCCACCAGCAAATTTAAGGTCATCTAGGGCTTCAACTCGGTTGTTCGAGTCATTATCGGAGCAAAATCGCAGAAACTCTTTAGCTTCCTCGATTACTCCTGATTCATAATCATCGCCATATTCGGTGGAATAAACACCACCATTGCCTGAGTCGTAGACCGCCATATTAGTTCCTTGTTAGCTCATCCAGCTTGACACATCATAATTGATTTGCTTGCGTTTCACTACTTTTTTCTCTTGAATCATAAGCCCAATATATCTGAATGCATCTGCTCCATGCGAATAATTGTCATGAACTGGCTTTAAACTAAATCCTTTGGTGTCAGGGTCAACGTCATATCTGTAGTGCCGTAAGCAATCTAAACCAGCCGTTGTATTGTTTTTGTCAAAGTAACACGAGCTAAATATAGTCCTTGCAGCGTTGATTGAATCAGCAATAGGTACTCGGTCAATGATTCGCACGTTATATCCTGAAGCCCTGACAATATCCTCTAAGCTTCTGCCATTAGCTGCCAAAGTTTTATTTTGAGCATCGTGAGGCAAATATAGCGTGTCATAAACATAGCCAAAGGTCTGCATTTTAGCTAATATTTCACTCATAGTTGTTTGAGTTGTCTCGTAATAGCGAATAAGCCTGGTTTCCATGCCCACAAATTGCACAAACCAAATAGCGGTGGCATCAGCCCATCCTATGTCAAATACAGCCAATACTGGCTTGGTTGCGTCATAAGGCACGTTAGTAATGCGATTGTCTTGCTCTGCTCTTTGCATTTCCTTAGCAAATACAGCTCCGTCAATAGTTGACCTTGTAAAGCCTTCCCAGACGTTTTGATAAGCCTCAAAATCCCTAGTTTTAAGGGTATTTCGTTCAATATCCAATACTTCAGGAAACCAAGGATTGTCATTCCAGTTAACTTTTTGCACTACAGCATTGGTTGGTGGGCTAATGACAAACCGCTTATAAGTTTCGTCTGTAGGCAGCTCAGGGTTAAAAGTAACCCATATCTCGGAGTTTTCTTTACGGATAGTAGGAATCAAAATATCCCAAGATGTTGCCGTTACGTTGTTTGCTTCTTCGACCCAACAGTAATCTATGCCTTCAATAGACTTTAAGCCGTTGATATTGTTCTTGATGCCAGCAAAGATAAATTCTGTGCCGTTTGAGCCACGAATAGTGGTTTGAGTTACTTCGTATTTGCTTTCTAGGCCCAAGTTATAGATTTGGTCGCATAACAGTTTATGAACCGAGTCTTTAATAGAAGTTTGAAATTCCCTGGCACAAAGAATACGCAAAGTGCTTTCTACCCCTTTACAAAGCAATGCTCTGGCTACTGAATGGGACTTTCCTGCGCCTCGACCACCATAAAGTATGCGATAACGGCTGTTTTTAGGCTCAAATAAGCATTTTAATTTTGCAGGGAATGAGGGCCATACAAAGCCCTGTTCATCAACCTTTGTTTCCATCAGGCTCTACAAAAGAGATATTAATACCCTTAACTTCAGCTCCTTCACCACCTGAAAGCTCGGTGACGTTTGTTTCTTTCCAACCAGCCCTAGTTTTAAGCCAAAAGATGGCAGCAGTCATATTGCCCTTTTTAGCCTGTTGAAATAGGGTATTGGCTATTTGAGCATTGGCATCTATGCGCCCATCCTCTAATTCAGCCTTGTAATGTTTTCTTAGCGTGTCATCGGTAATCTCTAGTTTGTGGGCTATATCCACATAGCGAGTACCAACAGCAGCCAAGCTCTTTACAAAAGCCTTGCTTTTCTCATCAGGAATATGCTCTACACCTTGTGTCATACCTTTTCTAACTCCGAAAGAACTGCCTTTTTGCCTGTAAAGTCTTCCCAACGCTTAACAATGACATCACAGTATTTAGGGTCTAATTCCATAACATAAGCTATTCTGCCGTTCTTTTCAGCAGCTAATAGCGTAGTTCCTGACCCACCAAAACTATCCAAAATAATATCGCCACCCTTTGTATTATTGAGCATTTGGTACTCAAACAAGGCAACAGGCTTCATAGTTGGATGTTCCCCATTACGAGTGGGTTTGTCAAACTCTAAAATAGTGGTTTGTTTTCTATCTGTGGCCCAAAGGTGTCCAGCACCCTCTTTCCAGCCATATAAACAAGGCTCATGTTTCCAATGGTAGTCTTGCCTTCCCATAACCATGGATGACTTTTTCCATATTAAAGTTTGACGAACTTTCCATCCAGCATCTTTACAAGCTCCTCTAAAGTTATAACCTTCAGAATCAGCATGCCATATATAAAAAACTGCTCCTGCTTTCATAACAACATCAGCAGCTACATAAGCATCTCTTAAAAATTGCCGAAATTGCTCATCACCCATTGAATCATTAATAATTGTTAATTTTTCTTTTGTAGCACCTTCATACGCTACGTTATACGGAGGGTCTGTAAGCCACATATCTACTTGTCTATTGTTTACAAGCTTTTCCATATCTGTGACACTACATGAATCACCACACATAAGCCTATGATTTCCAAGGATATATACATCGCCTGGCTTGGTTTTTGGCTCTTCTGGCACGTCAGGTACGGCATCTTCATCCGTTAGCCCTGTGGTAGGTTCTATTGGGTTTAAAAGGGCATCTAGCTCGTCTTGGTCAAAGCCCAGCACAGAAAGGTCAAAATCCTCGGAATCAAGCTCTTGTAGCTCAATCATCAGTAGGTTATTGTCCCAATCGCTATTTAATGCCAATTTGTTGTCGGCAATGATTAGGGCTTTCTTTTGGTTTTCAGATAAATGAGCTAGTTCAATAACTGGCACTTTATCCATTGCAAGCTTACGAGCAGCCAATAAACGACCATGACCAGCAATAAGCCCATTATCCCCATCCACCAAAATAGGGTTAGTCCAGCCAAACTCTTTAATACTTGCAGCAATTTGAGCCACTTGTTCATCAGAGTGTTTACGGCTGTTATTGATATAAGGTATTAGCTGACCAATAGGTCGTTGTTCAATTTTCATTCGGCTTCTACAGGCTCTGCTTGTGCTTTGCTAATCTGTGGCATAGCTTGACCATGAATATTGGCGATTAATGGGGCTACATCGCTATATGGTTGCTTAGAAAGGGCTTGAAGCACTTTTTCTAGTTCAGCTACTGTTTCAAAGTTAATAGTAATCATTTCTTTTTCGCTTTCTTAGCTGCGGTTTTCTTTACGGCATAGGCAATAGCCACAGCTTGTTTAATTGGCTTGGTTTTGGCTTCAGTTTGAATATTGGCTTCAAAAGCCTTTTTGCTGGTGCTTTTCTTGAGAGGCATTGTTTTGCTCCTAGTTGTAGCCTTTTTAAGGGCTGGTTTGACTTTTACTGCTGGTTCATTTTGAAAATCTACCCATGACTTCACTATTTCTTCATGGGTCATAGACTTCGGTTTGAATAAGGATTTAAGCCATTTGAGCATTGTCAGCCTCCACAAAACAAACATCCTGCCAGCTCATAACGAGGTATTTCACCCCATCTTCATGGTAAGGAAAGTATTTAAGATATTCTTCGCCCTTGTCATCGTTCATAGTGCCAAAGCGAATTCTTGCGCCAACCTCTACAGGCATGGCTTCTCTGCGACCATTAGGAAGCTTTTTGCCAGGGCCTACGGCTATGACAGTTCCCATGTTTTCTACTTCTTTGTTATCAACAATAATGATAGAAGATAGTTTACGCACGTCAGGTTTGACTACAATTTTGTCTGCTAATGGCTTTAATTTCATGGTTTTTTGGGCCTTCCTGGTTTCTTTTTTGGTTGTTCTTCAGTAAAAGTAACAGTCAACCCAGTAGTTATGGCCTCAATTACATGGTTTTTCAAGGGTTGCCATTCCCCACACCAATCATCATTTGATTTGTTTTGTAAAACAGGATAACGCTTGCAAATGCCCATTCTTTC